TTCTTTAGTTTAGGTGCTACACTTTTGGCGGCACTCTTACTTGTTTCAGGATCGGTAGTCCTTACTATATTATACCATTCATCTTTCTGCATAATCATTCTCCTTACAATGTTATTAAAATAATGTACATCCACACTATTATATTTATACTCCATATAATTTTTATTGCGTACATGTTCACCTCCTATACTGCTACTTGTTCTTTGCTATCTATCTTATTAGTTACATCCCTTATGTAAAAGAAAGATTGACTAGCATACTTACAAGCAGAACGTAGTGCATCTGGCTTATCTCTAAGAGCCTTAGCCCATGACTTCAAGTAATGCACATGGTCTTGCCTGGTTGTGTGTAACATACCATACTTAGCCATGTGAAAACTAGCACCAAGTTCTGCTATAAGTTCTTCGAAAGCATAATCATTTGATGCAAACGAACCTGATAGTGTACGATTACATCTAGTTTTATGCCCACTCCAATGAGTAATCTCATGGAATAATGTTGAGTAGTAACTCTCTGTCTTCTTAAATGCTGTGTGTTGTGGCATCATGATCTCATCTGTACTTGGTATATAACAAGCACGATTACTACCATGTGTTATCTTTGCATCTAACCTACTCACTTGTTTATCTATACTTTCTACTTGTGTATATTCTGTAGCTGTATTTATTCTATTTAATAAACTATCTCTTAGATCTTCTATTACTTTAGAGTCACCACTTACATGATCTATAGAATGTATTGCTACTGCTTTGAATCGTTGTATAATTTTTTCTTTACCTGTCTTCTTATCTTCTGTCTTGAATGTCATTGGTTGCCACAATGGTCTACCTGATCTAGGTGCTGGATGCAATCCAATCTTATTCCATTGATTGTATGTACCCCAGATAGGTGTTGAGTATCCATACTTGTAGTTCAAATGAAACTGATTCCATCCTGTGTATTGGTAGCCATCTACATTCATATGCAGATTAGTTATCCACTTGGGTACAAATGGTTGTGTCATGTCATGTGATTCCATGTCACGTATGATACCTTCGGTAATTTCTTTTATGTTATCTTCAGCTAATGTTTTAATGGACATGTCTATCCTCCCTATAATATTTTCTCCATGCTTGTTGAGTTTGTTGTGAAGCTAACTGAAAACTATTGTAGTCTTTTCTTTTAACTAGTTGTTTAAGTTCACTTAACAATACATTCTTATGTTCAATCCATAAGTCATGTACCTCTGCTAGTTTATCACTACGATATTTCTCAAGAAAGTTTAGTCGTGCTTGTAGTACTACAATAGATAGATAAGCATAGGCTAATCTCTTTGCTCGATAGTTGTACTCAATCATAAACTTACAACCATTCTCCATTAGTTGTATGTTTAAGTATTGTTCATGTGTTTGTTCTGCTATTACCTTACTCATTATTATTCTCCTCATAAGTTTCAATGTACTTAACTAGCTGTGCTTTCTCTGCAATATATTTATGNAGTAACTCTGCCTTGATCAAAGCCAAGTCACTACCTGAATTGATCTTCATACTATCTTGTAAGCACAATATAATATGATCTAGTAATTGTACGTTGTCTTTGTTCTGCATATATTCTTCTGACTGTTGACGAGCCAGTGAATCTTGTATTAGTTTTAACATATCATTCTCCTTGGTTATATTATATATATACAATGCATAAGTGCAAGTATTATATGAAAGTATTTGCACGAATCTAGTATTAGATTACTAGAGTTTGAGAGCAGACCTAGAGTTTGGGGCTTGGTGCTTGCGATTACCCCACCCCCATCCTAATCGGACATAAAGTCTTGAGGAATATACAGATCATTTAGAATAAATCTAATTTGGATTGCATAAGGGCTTGCCCTTTGCTCGATTGTCTGTTCGAAAACAGACTCGTGCCGAAGGCAAAAATTTTTTTTTAAATCGGCACAAAAAAAAAGGGCTACCAAATTAATGATAGCCCATTGGGAGATATTTTATTTATTTATTTGTAACTTCAACTAGTGGTTTCTTACCTAGAATCTTAGCTATTTTATCTGCTCTTGAAGTGTTAGCACCTCCTCCTAAACTATCAAGTATTGCCTGATCTTTCTTTATCATATCTTCAGTTAGGTTAGAGCCTCTTAATGGTTGTACTAATTCAATATCTATGAAATCTAAAATACATTCGAATATTTCTATCTTTGTATTATACTTAGCATAATACTCAGGTGCATATTCTATTTTTGCGATATCACTATTTGAAACATCTTGTCCTTTGTCTGGGTCTAGTAACATATCTTTTAATTTCTTTACTAGTCTTTGTCTTTCACTTATTTTTTCTTCTGCTTTATCTATTGCTCTAGTGATAGACATATATATTCTAGCTGTTGATTCACCTATAAAGCCAAGCTTAGTTCCTGCTGTCTGTGGGTCTGCCATAGTATCTAAACTAATCATCTTTGAGATAAGTGCATCTGGAATGTATACAGAATTAGTTTTATTTCTTGTTTGTGTATTGTTGTTATTTGTTTTAGTCATTGTATATCCTTTCAAGATATGGTTTATAAAATTTCGTTCCCCCTCCGCATGGGCTGAAGAACAACACAAAGGTACAACATAAGAAATAAATCCGTATAATCAGGGCTGTTAAGCCCATTAAAATAGAAGGTTTAATTCAAGAAGAATATGGCAACGATGGCGAGTCCAAGAGAGAACGTCTATCAGTTCACGATTGGGGGTAGAGCCACGTATGGGGATGGTGGGGATTGTTCTTGAATTAAAATTTTGTTGTTGTACCTCCCCCACGTCTGTATGCTTTGTTTATGTCATATACTACATCTATGTCTATTCCTTAAACTTTCTTCTGCCCATTAGGAGGGGGAACAGGAGAGAGCATAGCACCGATTGAATCGGAATAGGGCTATGCGAAGTCAGGATCGTCTTCGATCCTGTCCGATAAGATGAGGATAGAATTATGTATAATAAATGTGAACGCACGAGGTCGGATTGAAGCCTTTTGGTCGAGACAACGTCTCGATACTTGTACGAAAGCCCCCTCGTAACCCAGCAAAACATAGGTGTCAAATTATTTACTTGACAAGCTTTTTAGACCCCTTACTATAGAACAAGATCATGGACAGCAAAACCAAAGAACTGACTACACGACAACAGGCATTTATTGATAACCTATTAACAAATGGTGGTAATGCAACACAATGTGCTATCAAAGCTGGATACAGTCCCAAATCAGCCAAGGTCGAAGCAAGTCGCTTACTCAAGCATGACAAGGTGTTGAAGCAGTTACAAGCACAAGCAATCAAGACATTAGGATACAGAACAATACAAGCATTGGATACAGTGTCTAACTTATCTGCGTCTGCTAACTCGGAGTACGTGAGATTGGAAGCAAGTAAGGATATACTTGATCGAGCTGGAATAAAGACAGACGAAGGTAACAGAACTAACCTTGGCAATGCTATACAAGTAAACATAGATCTAGGCTAAATGCACTGCATATGTCTTGTACGTACTGGGCATAAAATTATACCCCCTATTCAAAAAATTGGTACTTATATGGAGCAACAGGACTACCTCACGTAAAATAGCTTTACAAAAGTCCCAACATATTTTATACCTGAATAATAACTAGGAGGTAATAATGCCAGTAAAAGGATATTCACCATTATATAAAGATTTTTTAAAACATCAGGGTAAAAAGAAACCAAGAAGATTGCCAAAGAGATTCCAAAGAGATTTTGGTATAATGTCGCCAGATGGTACTTATGAAGGAATAAACAAAATAATTCCAGCTGATGATGAAATAGTAAAGCTACAAAAGAATATAAGAGATAAGAGAGAAGTAGCTACTAATAAAACTATTAACTCAAATAAAGTACCAACATTTACAAGGAAAGGATAATACAATGCCAGGAACTATGAAATCATATGGAACTGTAAGTAAGAAGAAACCTAAAAAGAAACCAGTGAAACTCTCACTAAATTCTTTCAACAACAAAGCACAGAAAAATAAGAAGGCTAAAAGAACGTATGGCTAAA